ATCCTGTATAATAAGGACCTGCATTAATGTGTATATGTCTTGGTAATGATCTAGGTGGAGGACTTCCAAATGTTTGAGATATATTCCCTAAAGTGTTTTGTGTTGGTTTACCTTTATAAGGTTTACTTTTTATATATTTATCACCATCTCCTCGTACAACATCTCTTTTTCTAGTATTATCAATAGTAGTAGCTGTTCCTACGCTGTAATCAGGAGTACCTGGCTCACTAGAAGAACTGCTTGAAGATTCACCTGAAGAAGCTCCTCCATTTCCTCCTGATTCAGGATTTTCATTTTGTCCACTACCTTCTCCACTAGGGCCTGACTCTTCTACTCCTTTATTGTCATAAAATATTGGAAATAATCTAAACATATTTTATTATATTTTTAGCAATCACATCCACAACTATTGTCGCAGACTTCTTTTGCTTTTGTGTATTTATTATTTGCGTCTGTAATATATCCGGTTTGTAAAGTGTTAGGTTTTAAATTTGATTGTGATAAAGAATATTCTGCTGATTTTAATAACAACATAACTTTCTGAGCTTTAGCTAATGATGAAGCACATTTTGGACAATCACATGCACAATCTACAAGCTCATTAGTTAATTTAGCTAAACAACAATCAATATTACACCCTAACAATACGGACTTTCTGTCTTTTTCTGCTCCATTAATATAAGAAACTATTGTTACAACTCCATTAGCTAATGATAAATCAGATACTAATAAAGGATAACTAATAGTTCCACTATTTGAAGTTATTGTAAAATTTGGAGATGTAATATTTAATATACTAACACCGCTAGCATTAAAAGCTCCAAATGTTAAAATAGCACTAGTAGTAGCACTATAATAATCAGCTACAATATTGATTTGTTCACAGGTATTAGACGCTGTAACTGTTAAAGCCATAGTTTAATTTTTTTAAGTTTTAAGAAAAAAAGACCGATAGGGGGACTAATGCCCCCTATAAGTCTTATATTTTTAAGAGATTATGATAAATCTCCAGTTTGTACATAGTGTACAAATAAAGTAAGCTCTCCTGTTTCTACTGCTTCATCATCAGCTGTAGTAAGTAAAAGTTCTACATCTGCAGTTACATGAATCATAGTTGCTGCATTCAAAGCGATTACTTCTAATGCAGAATCATGAGCTGCATCAGCACCAAGATTTGCACCCATTCCTACTAAAGTACCGTGAATACCTGCATCCCATTGTCCAGAAGCTACACCGTTTGTACCAGTAGCGCTAATTGCAATTGCTGCAACGAAAGCACCAGTAGCACCAGTATAACCTAGAGCTAATGTTTGAGAGTCATCATTACCATCAGCAAAAGTTGTTTTTACGTGATAATACGCTTTAGTAATTAATGCTCCTTCTGGTATATATACAGAACCAGATGTAGCAGAAGCTGAAGCGTTATTTGCTAGATTTGTAGTTGCTGCATTCCAAGTAGCTGTTGCAACGAACTCGTTTCTATTTAAATCTTTTCCCATTTTCTTTTATTTTTTAAAGGTTAATATTATAAGTTTACGTTTGCGAATCCAGCTGATAATAAATAAGGATTAAGAACCCCTTCTAATGCTGAAGTTAAGGCTGCTGTTCCACTATCAAAAGCAATATTTATTTCAATTAAATTGTCAACACCGTGAATTTGTGAGTTTGAAGAACCGTCTTTAGTAGCTGTAATATTATACATATCATAAGGCTCTGCAACTTCTGTTACTAACGCTGGCGTATTAGGAAGTTGAACTCTGTTGTAGTATCCATATTGAGCACCTCTTAAATCCTCTTCCATTTGCTTAACGTAGTATCCATCACCATATCCTCTAGAAGCTCCTGAAGTTGCATCTACATCTACAGTTACAGTAGTTGTGTCCCAGTCTCCGCTGTTATCCATAAAGTCCCAAATAACAACATCTTCTTGAGTTGAACCATCCGCTTTAGTTTCACCTTTTTTATATCCAGTAACAGTTATTGTTCCTGAAGAATTAGATACGGTTTTAATCCAATGTGGAAGGTCATTATTAATTTCTGTAGATAAAGCTGCTGATACAGCAGTATTTGCCGCACTAGATGCTACTGAAATTTCATAATTTTTATATTCAACTGGTGATTCTCCGTTAGTTTTGTTAATGATTTTACATCTTAACGTGTATGCACTTCCGGCTGCATTAGCGAAAACTAGCGTACCCACTTGAGCTGTTTGTGCAGCATGAGATTTACCACTCCAGTTAATTACATCTTTACCATAAATCCAAGGACTTACAATATTAGTTGTTCCATTTCCCTGTACAATTCTAAACTGTGCAGAGTCTGCAATCGTGTCTCCAGCCACCATACTTGTAGGTCCTGAAGCACTTAGTTTTTGGACATCTAATGCTCCATTAGCTAGTGCTCCTGTAGAAGCATCATAACTAACTGCAACATCGTTTCCAATATACAAATGTCTTGCCATTTTTTTAAATTTTTAAATTAATATTTATTCATTTTTGTTCACCTCTATTTGATGAGTTTGGTACCTTGGATCAGAAATCCCTTCAAGTATGCTACTCACAGTCATGTCCACTATCTCTTGATGACAGTGTTCGGGTAATTCACAACTAACCCCCAAAGATAACGAAATCTTTGATGGCTTTCTTACATATGTTATTTTCACCGAGTCTATTATAAATATATCACTCGTGTATATGTCTAAGGCATTTCCACGTATAGTATATAGTGGATCTGTGTACTTAGTTGTATTAAATGGGTCTGTTAATAATGTAAATATATCATCTTGTTGTATAAATGTACTACCAGATGTTACATCTTTTATACCAACAGTATTTACTAATACTCTTCTATTATTAAGAAATGCTTGAGAGTATAATGGTGTTTGGCTTTGTAGTTGACTTCCTGTAGAATTTACATTAACTAATTCTGTTACTGTACCTACTGATCCATCCCACTCTATCCATGAATAAGTGTTTGAATTTGGAATTACAATAAACTTTCCTTGATAATTTAAATCACCATACTGTTCCCAATAAATTTCAAAGCCTATTCCAGGATTAGCTAGTATGTCATCTCTAACTGCATTTATATCTTGAGGAAATGTAAAACTGCTTGTGTTTTGCCATACAACAGCTTGCTCTTTAGTAAGATCACTTTTATCTTCAAACATTATAATTGAGTCTGCAATAGCTGTATTACTATTACATACAAATGTGTCTAAAGAAATAGTAAAAAATAATATTGGATCTGATTCAGATAAAAAATATTCAACAGGAGTACAGTTTTGATTTATATTTGTTGTAGTTAGTGTATTTACTAAATATAAATAATCAGGTGGTAAAGTAAAAGTATCTATAAAATATTTACTCCCTAAAGTTTCTTTAAAAGTTACAATACCTTCATATTCTCTAACTAAAGATCTAAGATCATCAATTCTTTTTTGAGATTCTTCAAAACCTTTTCTATACTTATTATTTTTACCATATTTGGTATTAATAAACCTCATCATAGATTTATTTAGTTCTATATCTATTTCTTGAGATAAAAGCAAATCAGCTTGGAGTGAATTTATTTTATCCACTCCTTGCTGTATTGCTAAATGCATTTCTTGTACATTCATATTATGCTAATGCTAGTTCTTTAAGTTTAGCTCTTAATAATGTTAATTTACCAGAATTCTTTTTATCTTTTAGGTGTATAACAGTGTTATCCATTGTATCTCCTAAAACTTCATCAATAAAAATTATCTGATTTCCTATTTTTCTAAGAACTCCAGCTGTAACCATTTCTTCAATTTCAGCTTTTAGTTCTAAATTCTTATCTGTAGCAATTCTAACGAATTTTTTTGGATTAGAATTTTTAAGTTCATACAAAGCATTTTCAATTTGATCTGCTGTCATTCTATCAGGATTACTATTAGACATTAATCTTAATACTCTCTTCATAGATTTTTCATTAGACGAAATTTTAATAAATTCTTTGTCTGCATCTTTTTTAAACTGGATTTCATTATTTTTAACTTTATCATCTCTTGTAAGATCTTGAATATAAAATCTTTTACTGAAATCACTATCCATTTCTTCTTTAGTCATAGCTACGTGAGGATGTTTAAGTGCAAAATTGTACTTAATAAAATCCATAATACTTAATGGATTATCATCATCATCTTTACCTATTTCTAGTTCTACCCCGGTAAAACCTACAGGTATTGTAAGTTCTGCCCAAAAGTTTTTAGTGTGTTTTGGCCAATCAACATGTTCTGGACTAACATCTAATATTCCGTTCATGTATTTTTTTTCTTCTGTAGGGGTAAATCCTTTTAAAGGTTGTCTATTTACAAAAACACTACTGAGTTTCATAACGGCCTCAGCTCTTACCGCTTTAGGCAAATGGTTTAATATTTCCTTTTGTCTAAGTGTTACTTTTTTACTCATAATTCAGTTCTTTTTTTAAGGTTAATAATTTGTTAGGATATAAAGAATAACTCTCCTAACCGAGTTAGATTAAAGACTAAAGCTGAGGGGGATTGCTCCCCCACAACCTTAATCAAAAACCAATATATAGACGCAAATTAATGCCTATTTTAAGATGCCGTACAAGTTATATCTAACGAAGTATCAAATCTTCTTAGAACGATACCAGCTGTTTTTAACATATGTACAGACGCCCCGTCTACATCAGAAGCTCTAGCAGAAGTTGAATCAAATCCTCTAGGGACTACAGATCCAGCTACACACCATCTCATTGCTTCACGACCTTTCTTAGAAATCATTTGTAGGTTATTTTGTCCATCATAATTAGATTGATCAACAAATACCATTCTGTATGACTCTAAAGAGTATCCTGTAACAGGGTGCTTTGAGCGAGCTTGCGCCACGGCACCATGATCAAATAATGGTAATTTTACCACATTGATTGAGTGTCCATCTACATGCTCATAGGAAGTGAAGTATCCAGTTAATCCTAGGTTACGTCCTGAACCTGTGATAAATCTGTTTTCTCCACCTACTTTCCAAGATCCAGCAGATCCTGCAAAGTGATTTTTAAGAGCCTCATCAAATTCTCTTGCTCCTCCTGTACCAGTATATAAAGTTACTTGTTTAACAGAAGCATCAGTCATTCCGTAGAATAAATCTCCGATGATGTTCTTTAATTTTGTTTCAGTCATAGTAGAGTAAGTATCAGTATTAACGATTTGCTCTAATAGACCAGGACCAACGATTACAGGCTGACCATTTTCATCTTTCATGTAAGTTATACCACTTGAATCGTAAGTCTTTTGACCATACCAGTAGTACATTTCACACTCTTCTTTAAAGTCAAGCATGTGTAAGTACTCTTCGTAATCCATCCAAAGTTTAGTAGTAGATCCTCCTTTAGTTGGTAAAGAAAATTCTGCTACATAATCCTTAGCATTTCCAGACATGTGGTAAGATTTTCTTACAGTTGTAAGTTTGTTTCTTACTAATCCTGGAGATTCCCAGTTAGAAGCATTACCTCTAGAGAAGTCAACTCCTACCGGTGCATACATTTGAGCCCAAAGTGCTCCAATTGTAATATCTGCTGCTGCAACTGTTGCTGTAGCTGCTGGATTAATTAATTGTAATGTATATTTCCAAGAAGATCCTCCAGCTGCTTGCTCAGGTTCTTTCATAATACGTGCTTGAGTACCTGATTGAGATACTAATACGTATGGGAATACAAAGTGTTTGTCAGGAAATTCTAGCTCGAAGCTTGCTCCTCCTAAACCAACATTACTTGTACTTGACGGTGTTGCTGCTACTGGTCTCGTTCTCAATCTATGTGTTGCCACACGATATTCATACTCCAAGCGATCAATAGACTTTGTGTTACCAACACCTTCCGTTAAGAAAGATAAAGGAAATCTTTTGTCATCTTTTCCTGCTAAATGAGTAATAATTGGAGACAGTTCAGTAGGTTTAGACAACAACGCGTTTGCAAGACTGTTCATAT